TGTGTAAATGATATATTTTCAGATAATAAAAAATTTTTAACTTTTTCTTCTCCAATAGATAATTTCTTACAAAAAGGGCATATTTGATTTTTTGAAAAATTTTTAAAATCAATATTAAATTCATTATTACAAAATAAATGTTTAATTTTTATTTTATTTTCTTTATTTGAATTATAATATCCTTCAATAAATTTAAAATCTTTATTTAAAGAATTTATTTCTTTTTCTAAATTATTTTTTATATATTTATTTTTATCATTTGTAGAAATTATATTACAATTATTACAAAATATATTTGAGTCACTTGTAATTATATGACTATAAGATTTTTCAAAAATATTTTTACATTTTTTACATTTTAATTTAATATTACTTCTGGAATCTTTATTCCATTCTAATATTTCATAATTTTCTTTTAATTTGTCATATAATAACTTTTTGTAATTTTCTTTTTTAGATTTAACATGATTACATATAGGACATCTATTTCCATTTGATATAAAATTATTAGGTTTAATTTTCCAACTATAACCACATTTATTATGTTTACATAAAATCTCAGTTGAACTATTTACGTAATCTTCTAAAAAAGTATATTCATTTCCAACTAACTTTATAATTTTTTCTTTAAATTCTTCATTAGTTATTTTTTTAGCCAATTATATCACCTTCTTTAGCTTTTAAATTACTAAAGAAATAAGTCTTAGCTGCTGATTGTCCTTGTTTTAAGGAGTTTCCAGCAATTAGAGGAGTTTAGACAGGACTCAAGATTATCGTTGGTTAATCCTGTTTGAGATAGTTTATTGCAGCTTGCGTCTTAGCAAATGCATTTATCTCAATTTTTTGAGTTATATGGTTAATTGCAATTAAGATAATATTTCCTCTTTCAAGAGGACCTGCTAATCTCTTAATAATAGAATTATTAATTCTTGCAATAGATGTTGCTGACATCTGACCACTTAATTCATCTTCTTCAGAAATTCCTTCAGGAATAGTTAAAGCCCAACTGTCTAATAAAATTACTGTAGGTGGTAAAACATAAATAGGATTTCCATCACTATCTACTTCACCAGAATCTAACTTAATTTCATCATAAGTTTCAGGCTTATTCTTAAGCTTATCAATAGATTTAACTAATTTATAAATGCTTTCAGAATAAATATTTCTCTGAAGATTCTTATACTTCTTTTCAATAGTTTCATCAGACCAACCAGAAATAGTTTTAACTCTAGAAACATTAGTTGCTCTTTCAAAGTCATAGTGGAAGATATTACCATTTTCATATGGTTCAACAATAGAACAAGCCATCTTAATAGCTAATGATGTATTATGTGTTACAATAAAATCATTAGTAAGATATAGATGTCTATCAGAATCAACCATAATACACTGCATTGCAGTTTCACCAATTTTTTCAATTTTTGAAATCTTTCTTGCTGGTTCTTTATATTTTTCTGATTTAACATATTTACTTGTATGCTTTAATGATGAAAAAGGAATAATATCGCTTGGTAGTTTAATAAAAAGTCTATAATTATCTCTACAAATAACTTTTTCGCCATTATTATTTGTATATTCTGTCTTTTTAGTCATTAAATTAGTAATTCCACCTAAGCTTTCAACTAAAAATTTAACATCATTAATTAGTCTCTTTGAAGAAGAATAATAATAAACACACTTATCCTTTTCAATACAACCATCTGTATCAATTAATCCCTGTAATAATTTAATTCTATTTTTTACTGAATTAAATTTATACATATCTGGAATAAATTTTTCATGAGAATAGCATCCATAAAGATTTAAATCCATTAATGATTCTTTTAATGATTTTACATTTTTTATATAATAATCATTATCGCTAGATTTATATAAAGCCATATTGTCTTCATTTAAAATAAACTTAACTTTTTCAATAATATCATTTTCTGAATTAGAAATAGAAATATGATTAGCACTATAAGTCATACAGCCATCACCGATTAAAATTCCTAATAGATAAGGATCAATTGGAAGTTTTTCTACATTACTAAATTCAATTGGTTTTGTCATTGGAATATAATATTTTAATTTTTCCTTTGAATTAATATAATCTTTCTGAATTTCTTTTAGAGTCATTACTTTTGTTATTTTATAAGTTTCTTTCTTATGTCTATTCCAATTTAAATAAGAAACTTCAAACAAATGTTCATCATTACATTCCATAGATGTACCATCTGTAAATGTTACTCTAAAATTATCTTTAATTCCCTGTGGATAAATTCCAATTACTTTAGCACTTTTACCATCAGGTGTAGAAACTAAATCTCCAATTTTAATATCACCCATTTTTTTAATACCTGTTGGTGTAATTACATCAGAATATAAAGGCTGAGCTTTACCGCTTCCGCTTTTGCCAATAATGGTAACAATTCTACCACCATCAAAACCAGTAGTAATCTTTCCATGTTCAATTCTTCCGTTACGATAATCCATTACATCAATACCACTAGTATAAGTAGGTGTAAATGGAATTTCCTCTCCTAGTTTTTCCTTCTGAATTGTTTCATTAATAAGATCAAATAACATGATTATACCTCCAAAAATTTTAGATTTGTTATTTATTGTACAAAGTACAATTTTAATATTTTCATGTTACACCTAGCCTTTTTATTTAAATTCAAAACCGTATTAAACTATATTCGTATATATATATTATAATTGTGAATAAAAGTAATAAGACACCTTAAAAACGATTACTTTATTCCATATAATACATAATAATATTTAAATGGTGGCGGAAAGAAATACTATGACTGGATTCACAATGAACAATAACACAATGGACTTTTTAAAAGCATATACAAATGATTTTGTATCATCTATAGAAAAAGAAGAAGCTGAAGGTTTTGCTAAACTTAATGCTGCTCTTAATGCTAATGAAAAAAGAAAAGAAAATAAGTCTAAGAGTGAAAATGGATTCACAATGAACAAGAAGAACACAATGAATGAATTAAATGCTTTTGCAAATGACTTCTTTGGTTCAAGCTTCAATGATTTTGTTAAGTCAGTGTTCTAACAATAATCACACACAATTAATTGTGTGTGATTTTTTTTTTCATAAATTAAATATATATTATTTTTTTAGTAAGTAAAACAACTTACTAATATTTAATACAATTTTTAGGAGGAAATAATTATGTCTATTAATTATGAAGAAGCTAAGAAAAATTTATTGATGAAAAAGAATCTTGAAGAAGTAAAGGAGCTTTTAATTGAATCATCTAAAGCTTATTATAACTCAAGTTCATTAATTCTTTCAGATGATGAATATGATGAACTTTATAAAGCTTATAAAAGCTTAACAAATGATGAAATTATTGGTGCTGAACCTAATAAAGGTTCAAAAACTGTTTCAGTCGAACATAGTTACAATAATTTAGTTGGAACACTTGATAAAGCAAAAGATCTTGATGAAGTTAAACCTTTCTTAAAGAGATTTTCTACAGTAGATATGAAAAATAAAAAATATACTGTAAGAATGTCTTTAAAATTTGATGGTAATTCAATTACTATTGAATATGATAAGAATGGTGTACCAAAGAAAGCTCTTACGAGAGGACAAGATGGTAAAGGTAAAGATATTATTAATGTATTTAGTGGAAAAGATGATATTGTTAATATGAATAATTTTAATTTATCTTTATTAGATTCCGAATTTGCTATCAAGTATGAAGTTATTATAACTTATGAAGATTATGAAAAGCTTTGTAAAGAAACTGGAGAAGAATACGCAAATCCAAGAAGTACTATTTCAGGACTTTTGAATAGTAATGAAGGTGCTAATTTTAGAAAATATATGACACTTGTTCCTTTGGAAATGAGAGTTAAAGATGAAGGATTTGCATTTGAAAATGGTCTTAAGAAATTATATAGAGATGAAATTAGTGAAATTTATCCTATTAATTATTATGACACATATTTTACTAAAGTAAAGAAAGGAACTCTAGAAGAAATAGAAGAAGAAATTAAGAAATATTATGATAAAACAAATAAAATGCGTGAAACACTTCCTTTTATGATTGATGGAATAGTTGTTGAATTTCTTAATAAAGAAATTATTGATAAATATTTCTATGATCCTAGAGGTTATATTCCACAGTATTCATTTGCTGTAAAGCTTCCTTATCTTGAAAAACCTACTGAAGTTACTGATATTGATTATTGTATTGGTAATAGTGGTAGAATCACTCCAAGAATTTGGTTTAAGGAAGTTCAATTTAATGGCACAACTCATACAAAGCAACAGATTAGTAATTATAAAAGATTTAGAGAACTAAATCTAGGTAAAGGTAGTAAGATTATGGTAAGCTATCATAATGATTGTCTATCTTATATTACTAAAATGGAAGAACAACCAGAAGGTATTGAACCATTTAAATTCATTAATAGATGTCCTATTTGTAATACTAAAATCAAAGTAAGAAAGAATGATAATGGAGAGCTTACATTAGCTAAGTGTCCTAATAAAGAATGCCCAGGACGTCTTAAAGGAAAAATTGAAAATTATTTCATTAAGATGGATATTAAAGGTATTAAAATGAATACTATTGAAGATCTTTATGATAATAAACTTCTTACTGATATTCCTAGTATTTATAAAATGAATTATAAAAAGGTGGCAAAATTATTAGGAAATAAAACTGCAGAAAATATTAAAAATGCTATTGAAGAAAAAGAATTCTATGATTATGAAATCTTAGGATCTCTTGGAATTAATAATATTAGTATTGAAAATGCTAAAGTAATTTGTAAGAATTATAATCTTGATGAAATTATTGATCTTTATAATGACGATAAACTTTATGATTCAATTATTAAGTTAGAAGGATTTAGTAATACTAAGACTAATAACTTTATTGAAGGATTTGAAGAAAATTCTGATACAATTGAATTTTTATATAGTAAAGGATATAAGAATTATAAAGATAATTTTAAAGATGCTAAATTTGATTTAAATATTGTTGTAACAGGTTGGAGACCTGACCCTGTAATGGAAATGAAAATGGAATCTATGGGTATTAAAATTAAATCTTCAGTTTCAAAGAAAGTTAATTTAGTTGTTTATTCAGATAATCCAGGAGCTACTAAAGTAAATAAAGCTAAAGAACTAAATATTCCAACAATGTATGTAGAAGAGTTCAAAGAAAAGTATAATATTTAAGTATATATTATTAAGGTGTAAAGAGTTAAATACTCTTTACACTTTTTTATTATATTAAAATCTTTTTAAATTATAGGAGGAAAAAATAATGAGTAACAAAAATTTTGATGGAGAAATTATTGAAACTAATGATTTCACAGAGGATGATTTTGATAGCTTCTTAGATTACTTAGAAGATATTGAAGATCTAGATTTAGAAGATGAAGAAGATGATTATGATGATAATGATGAATATTGTATTGATGTAAAGGAATATAAACCTATGGTATCTAGTAAAAATAATTTTAATAATAAGCAGATTACACAAAAAAATTATGATAATACAAATAATCTATCATTTAGTATTAATGATGATTATGGTAGTAATTTATCTATAGGTAATAATGGAATTAATTGTAATATTAATCTTAATACATTAGGAAATTTATTTGGTGATATTAATGATAGTATTACAAGAAGACGTTATAGAAAAATGAAAGAAAAAGCAAGAATGGAGAAAATGAAAAAGAAATATAATAAGTAATCTTATATAATTATTTAATTTAAAAGGATATATGGGTTTAACCCATATATCCTTATTTTTTTTTAGTTATTATCATTATCTTCTATAGTACTAGTATCAAAAGTAAATTCTTCCACAGTAGTATTATCAATATCATATGAACTATCTAAATCACCTAAATAATCAAATAATGTATTTGTATTAATAGTACTTACAGTACTATCAACGCTATCTGATAAAGCATGAACAGCTTCTTCAATTAAAACAGTAAGATAAGTTTTAATTGAATCTTCTGAAGTAGAAGATGTAACATTGCTAATAATATTCTTTACAATAGAATAAACTGCTTCATAAGTACGCTGGAAAGCTTCCTGCTGCTTTTCATCTGTAAACTTATTTTCCTTCTTAAGGTCTTCAACAAAAGTCTGATTAGTATATGTTACACAACTATAAACTACACTCTTAATAAAATCTTCTGTAGACTGAATCTTAGACTTATCAACAGTATAATTAAGCTTTTTACTAATTACTACAACAAGCTTAGTTACAAAAAATGAAACTACTGCAAAAATAATTGTAATAATAACCTTAATAAAATAAGATACAAATGTAGTGTTTGTTAATAATTCCTTCATAATTTAATACCTCTTTCTAATTTAGTCAATTAATCTTTTATTAGTTGATATAATACTATAAAAATCTGGATAAGATATATTAATAACTCTTTTGATAAATGTATCAGGAGAACTTGAAACCATTAAACTCCAACTTTCTAAGAAAGTATCAAAATCAATATTATTTTCAATATATTTATATACAGAGTTATAGTAATTATAACACCAACAACTTAGTAAATTAGCATCATAAGCATCTCTATCAAATAATACTTCAATGCAATAAAAATAAAGTCTAATCCAAACATTTATAAAATGTTTCTTTTGTTTCTTTCCGTTTTCTAATCCTCTTTTTTTGCATTCTTCATATACCCAAATCATATTATTTACATATCCTTCAATTGAATAGAAATAATATTCATGACCATTAATTCTTGTAATAGAATTTGGTTCATATCTCCATAAATAAACTACTTCATCTATGAAAATGTAATTATCTGTTAGCATTCTAAATAATGTTGTAAAACCATTATCTTCGTTTGCTCTTGTTTCATTAAATGTTAAATGATTATCATCTAAAAACTTTTTCTTAAATAATTTTCCAAAAACCCAAATAAAGTTTCTTTCTCTTAATTTCATTTTTTTATTTTCCAATTCTTCATATGCTAATCCTGATACCATATTTAAATTTGGATTTTTAATAAATTCTGTTAATAATTTTATAATTGATGTATTATCATAAAATTCATCATCTGAATCTATAAAAGTTATATAATCTCCTTTAGCTAATTCTAATCCTACTTTTCTTGCTACTCCTGGACCAAAATTATTATCTAACTTTGTATAGTTAATATTTAAATTTTGTTTATAGAATTTAATTAAATTTCCATAATTTTCAGTTGAACAATCATCAACAATAATTATTTCAATATTTTTGTAATCTTGTTTTTCAATACTTTGAATACATCTTTTAAATATATCTGGATTAGTATTATATAAAGGAATTATAATTGAAATTAAATCTTCTCCTAATTCTCTTTTTGGTGTTTTATTATTTCTCATATTATTAACTCCTTTTAAATTTATAATTTTATATTCATTAGTTATTTAATATATTTAAATATAAAAAATAATTAAAGATTTTGAAATTTTCATTTCTATGCTATCAATTTTCCTTTTTAAATTATTTTTCCCCTTTTAATAATAATTTATTATTTTATAAATTAAAAATTTAATTTAATAAAATAAATTATTTTAATCCCGAAATTTTTAATGAATTTTTTAAATATATATTATTGATGTGTATAAGTATATAAATTATACAAAAATAATTTTAATGGAGGTGAAATTATATGCTTATATTAAAAATAATTAAAGTAATTTTAATTATAATCTCAATATCTTTAATAGGTATTGGATTCTTTTATCCTTTCTGTTGGGCAGCAAAAACAGGAGATGAAATATTGAAACGAAATTCAAAGCATGATTATGATGAAGAAGATTAAAAATCTAAAAAAGAATTAAAAAAATTAAAAGGAGATTATTATCATGAAAGTAATGAAAACAATTGGATTTGAGCGTGTGGTTGGTATTAATCATAATGATATTATTATGGTCACTGAAGCTATTGATAAGGAAAAGATTCAAAATTCTGTTAATCAAGAAGGAAAATTATTCTTACTTGATAACAAGTTTGGTGATTTAATTCAAATAGATTTAACTGATAAAATTAAATCAAAGTTGGATTCAATTGAAGTAAAACAAACATATAAACTTATATTTGATAAATTCTTTCAAGAAGTATTTTTACTTAAACTTGATTATATTGAAAAAACTGAAGAAACAGTAGATGAAATAAAAAAAGAAAAAACAAAAGTAAATAAAAAACCTGGTTTTTGTAAAAAATATAATAATTATTATAATATGTTTATCAATGAAAAAATTAATCCATCTGAAGTATATAATGAAAAAATTGTAAGAACTAATAAAATTGGTATTGCAATTAATGAAAATAGTGAATATCAACTTATTTTCAACGATTATAAAACAAAGATTATTTTTAAAGATATAGATGATTTTATTGAAAAATATAAAAGTGATTTTAAAAATGTAAAATCATATAACAGTCAATATCTTTATTTGTTCGTTCCAGAATATATAACTAAAAATAAACGTTCATCATTTGCATATATTAATGTTGGACACATTAGAGAATTAATTAAATAAAAAATCATTAAATAATATACAAAGGGTTGAAGGTATTTAACAAAATAACCTTTCAACTCTTTGTATAATTTTTTTAATTTTAAAATAAGGAGAAAAAATATATGAAAAAAGCAAAATTGTTTAATACTAAAAATATAAAAATAAATAGAGAAAATTCTACTTTGAATGTTTATTGCGAAAATTTCTCATTGATAGAAAGTCATAAATTGAAAGACCTTTTATATAAACATGGTTTAAAGAAAAATTATCCTTCAATGGTATTTAATCATTTTTATATTTTAAATAGTTATGACTTTTTTAAAAAATATGAAATAGATTTAGGTAAATTTCTTAGAAAGACTAATAAATATTATCAGAACTTAAATAATTTTGAAGATATAATTGATAAATTTAACGGAATAATTGATATATTCACTAAAAATAGATCTATCATAACTGAATGTAGTAAAGAAGTTAAATATATCATACCTTATAGAACTATAAAAGAAATTGATGATTTATCTTATTCAAAAATAAGAAAATTCTATTCAAATATAGAAAAGAAAATATATGATATATTTTGTTATGAAAATAAATTTAATCAAGAAAAACTTTTAGCTTATAAATTGAATGTATTATATAATTTAGATTTTAATTGGTATAATACTGATAAAAGTGAAGAATTTATTTTCAAAAAAATAGTAACAAACTTATTTACTATGTATGGTTATTTATTAAATACTATTGAAAAGAAAAGAATTTTATTAAAGAATGAAGAAAGGAAAAATTTAAAAAACTATTATGATGATTTATTAAATAAATTAAATAAACTTCTATGTAGAGTTATTTTATATCTTTATAGATACGCTAGAGATGTTTATAAGCATGAAGTTAATTTGATTAAATCAAAAACAGTGAATGCTGCTAAAAAAAATCATAATGGTATTAATTCTAATTATGTATATCCAATTAAATTTTATGGTAATTGTATTTTAGAAGAAATGATTAGAGGTGGTGATATTAAAGATATAAAAAATTCTTTTGATATAACTAAACCAAAGATAGATAATTTAATTACCAATGATATTCGAGAATATACTTTAAAAGCTATTACTGAAGATAGAATTACTTTAGATATTCTTGAAAATAAATATAAAGTAAATAAAGATAAAATGGAAAATCTTATATATGGTTTCTTAAATTAAGGAGGAAGAAATTATATGGCAAATTTTAATGTAATCATTTTAGATAAAAAATATTATCTAGCTAATGATAAAAAAACATTAATTAGTATCGAAGATGTAAATTTATATGATCCCACTAAAGATTTTTTAAAATCTATAGAAGAATCTAATCAAGATTGTATTTTGTGGGATTCTGTAATAAATCATTTTAAATTAAATAAAATTCTATATGATAATTTTAAAGATTCTAGTAAAGAATTATTTGGAAAAGAAATTTATAATATTGAAATTCAAATAATTCAAATAAATAAAAATTCATTTAAGGGAATAGACAATCATTATACAAAATATTTTATATTATTTGTATTGGATGAAGAAAAAGACCAAAATGATAAAGAGCATATTTATTTATTAGAAAATAATAATGAACTAAAACATATTGAAAGAGTATTATTACCGTCTGAAGCTTATAGTTCATTTACAAACTGTTTAGATTATGATATTAATGAAAAATCTATGTATTTAATTCCTAAATCATATAGTCAAGAAAGAAAACTTACTGATCATAAAGTTTTGGTTGATTCTTTTAAAATTATTGATAATTATTGTAATAATTATAATCTTAATAAAGATAATATTAAAGAATTTATTATAGGTATTGATTATAGTGAAAATTATTCTTTTGTATTAGAAAGATTATTGAATGATATATTTATTAAAGGTGCAAATAATCTTAGTAATATGTATGAATTCCCACAAGCTATATTTATTCCTAATAAGCCAATTAATTTAGCTTGGCAAAATAAAAAAGAATATTATGTAAATTTAATTAATTCAAAGTATTTTTATAATGTTACATTTGATGATAAAAAAATGACAGAAACTTTAGAAAGTCTAAAAGATTTTGATGAAAAACTTATGCTTATTTTAGATATTTTTATGCTAAATATTAATGGTCATAAAACAATTATAGATATATTTCATAGAAACGATAAATATTATTTAGAAAATCTAAAAGATATGAAAGATTATAAACAATTTAGAGAATTTGAAGTTTTTAAAGATAATTGTTATAATCTCTATTTTGATGATAACCTATTAACTAGAAATATAATTAAACCAATTATTTTAAAGGTTTATAAATCATTTATGAGTAATCCTGAAAATTTCAGAATACTAAATAAATTTATAAGACTTTATTATAAAAATGAAAAAATTAGTGATAACCATATTGGTAAGATATATATTGAATGGTTTGTAGATAATGTTTTACTTCCAAAAGCTAGCAAGGGTGTTGATTTACACAAAAAATTTGGAATTACTTACTCTAATATAACTAAGATTACAGTTCAAGTTTAAGTATCCAAATTTGCAGAGTTTAATAATCTCTCTATAGAATTTAATTCTATAGAGAGATTTTTTTTTAGTTAATTTTTCCACCTAATAAATAAACCCAATCAGTTCCACCTAAGTATCCTTCATTTAAATTGTTAGCTTTTTGAAATGCTTTAATACCATTTAAAGTATTATTACCACATATACCATCTGCTGTACCACAAGAATAACCCATATTATTTAATCTTGTTTGAACCCATTTTACTAAAGATCCTTTATCATTTTTATTAACAGTAAATTTCTTTGCAACATTATAAGTATTATTTCCAGCATATCCATCAACTGTTAAAGTATATCCTTTTTCTACAAATATTTTTTGTAAATCTTTAATTTCTTCGTCATATTTATTAGACCAAATTACTTTAAGACTATTTGTAGAAGAATTAGAATTAGTTGTAACTGTATTAACAGTACTTGAAGTACTTGTTTCTCCTTCTTCTAAAGCTATAATATCTTTTTTATCAATATCATAATATTTATAAAAATCAGAAGTTACAGTATTATAATTAATTATTTCATTACCTTTATAAGTTCTATTCTTCATATCTAAATGAATATAAGTATAATCATTATTAATATTTGCAATACCTTTAAAGCCTAAATCTTGTGCTACACATGATAATAATTTAGTACTAATAGGTTTTCCATTCTTTACAAATTGACAGTCTGCTGCATATCCTTCCGTATGTGGACCAGTTCCTGTTCCACCAACATTTTTATCATGAGTTGAACATCGATAACCAGAGCTAATAAGAACATAATCTGCTTTAATTAGATCTGTCATTTTTTGAAGCATTTCAACTAGCTCAGATGATAATTTAGTAGAATGTGAAGAACCACATTTACATTTGAATTCGGATACATTAAAATTATTTGTTAATTGAGTTTTATCATTAAAAGAATAAGTTTTAATACTCATACAAACAACTCCTTTATAATAAAATATAACTTGATGTTCGGTTAATAAAATTTTAAGGGGGAATATTAATATGAGAAAAGATCCAAATCTTATTACAGTTGTTTTATTAGTATTTGTTTTTATTATTACAATGTGTATAATTATTAAAGGACCAACTGTAATAAAACATTATGATACAGTTAGCATTAAAACTAACTATGAAGAAGACTTTAAAGAATTTAATAATGTAGATGTAATTAATGAAAATACTTTAACGCAAACATATAATTTAAGATTAAATGATAATGATGAAAAAATTTTATATAATATTAAATATTCATGGGTAGAAGAGGTGAATTAAAATGTATTATTTTCCAGAATGTAATGAATGTCTTTGTCCAAGATGTTTCTTTTTCTATAAACATGATAAAGGTGATTGTAAAGAATATATTGATTGTGATACATGTTTAATTAAACTTAAATTTAAACCAAATCCAAAACTTAAATGTAAATATTATTTAGATGTAAAAAAACCACCACTTATTTCAGATAAAGATTTAGATAATTATAAAATTACGGATATAACCAATTAAAGGTTATATCCGTTTTATTTGTTTTAAATAATATTTCTAAATATATATTATAATTATGATAAGTGAGTAATGACACACTCCTTATTATACTTTTTATTTTATAGGTGTCAGAAAGGACTATTATTATGAAAACATATGTGCAGATCACTGAAATGATTGAAACTCTCGTTCACTATGTAAGTGAAAACGACTCTTATGTCGTTGATGACTACTATGAGACTAGAGACAGTCTTGTTGATGTCATTAGAAAGAATCTTATCTTCCTTCATGAAGAAGAATGTAAGAAAGCTCTTGCTATTATGGAACGAGAAAGAGTTGCATATTTACTCCGTATAAATGAGTAATACATAACACTAAAGTAAAAGGAGGTGATAAAAATAAGAACGAATTAATTCGTTCTTATTTTTTTTTCATAATTTATAATGAGGCTTTTCTTCTTTAAAAAATCTATAACGTATATAGTCATCTAGTAAAATAGCTATAGCACTTAGTATGATCCAATAGATAAAACTCTGCAAACATATTTGACCGTTAATATTTAAAAATTTATTTGAATAATCCCAAACATACCAACCTAATTTTATATTAACAATATATCCTGAAATATACTCTAATGTTGTAATAATAATTGCACCTATTATACATTGTGAATGAAAAGTAGGAAACTCCCAATCAAAAAATTCATTAATTAAACCAACTAAACAAAAACAAATACCACCTACTATAAACATTGACCAATGTGTGTATCCTCTATACGCTATTTCAATTAAATTATAGATTACTCCACCTATTGTAAATAATACTAATTCTTTTAAAAAATTTTTTAATATAACTTTCATAAAAATATAACGACCTTTCATATAAATATAATAGAACGTTTTAAATGATAAAATTTAAATATATATTATAGTTATGTAATAAGAGAGATAATGAATCCAATGCTTCTTTTAATTAAGTTTGGAGTTTATATGTTCCCTTAAAAACTCTTGGTTGAAATGATATATACCGTATAAGAGTTCAATAAAGGTAAATAGTATAAATAATTATCAATTGGAGGTATATTATGTTTACTACCAACAATTCTTTCACTAACCTTTCCGATGAAGCACGAGCTAAGATTAGTAAGCTTGGAACTGTCACTATTAACCCTCACAAAATGGGTGTAGGTTATCAAGGCAATTTCAATGCTCCTAACGGTTGGCGAATTTCCTTCATCAAGTTTCCTGGTAGTTATGGATCTAAAAACGATCTCTGGGAAGCTGCCATCCTTGATAAGGAAGGGAAACTTTGTTATACAACTGATTTGACAAATGATGTCATTGGTTACCTTGACGAAGATTCCTTGTTCCAGCTTTGTGTAATTCTTACTTATCTCATTGATGAGAATGGTAAGCTTACACATCTTCTGAAGTAATAAGGAAAAGGTTAAAGAAAGAAGGTGATAAATAATGACATATAGAATTTTCTATATGTCATTATTTTTTTTTTTAGTTGTTAGACGAAGCAGTTATTAAATTAATAATTGCTTGATATTCATCTTTAAGTGTCATACCATAATAAACATTATTAACTTCTTCAATATTTTCCATTTCATCAATCTGATTCTTTAAAAGATTATAATAAGTTGTATGATATGTAATCCAAGCAGTAGCAGTTTGGACTAATGTAATCATTTCTTCTGGTGTAAATATTTTACATACTTTACCATCAGCATGATAAGGAACGCTTTGACCTAATTGTGCTAATGAATATAATGATGTAAGATTTATTTGGTCAGTTGTATTTAATCTATAATGTTCATCATTTACATCAATACCATTAGTAATAGTGGTTTGACATATAGCACACATTTCAGTAATTTTTTTATTTTTTTCTTCTAATAAAGCATCTTCTTCAGAAAGTTCTTCATCACTTTCTAATATATTAATTTTATTTCTAATATCTGTTCTACTAGATAATAATTGTGAAAAATCATAAGGTAAAACAGAACCTAACATATAACTTTCAGCACATTTAATTACTTGATAATCAGTATTAGTTAAAGATTGTTTTAAGTTTTCTTTTTCCTTTTCTTTATTTTCTAAAGCTTCTTCAACTTTTGCTCTTTCTATATAATTATCAAAATTAGTTTCAATATCATTAATTATATTTTCTTTACTAGAAGATATTAAAATTGAATATTCATTATAAAGATATAATTCATCATTTTTTTTACTTATATTTTCTCTTAGATATATTTTATATATACTAGGAGTAATTTCTTTATAAGAATATTTTTCTACAATTTCTTTAGAATATTTAATCATAATTCAAATTCTCCTTTCTATATTAATAACAAATACATTCAATATCAATATAAGTAAAACAACTATTTGCTTTTTTTGAAGTACCAGTAGCATATACTAAATAATTTCCATTAGGAATACTTGAAGCAGCACTATAATTATCTGTACCAGAAGCTGAACCAGCGCAGTAAATACTTAATTGACCTACAAAATCTGAATTTGCTATTTTTTGAATAGCTTGTTCAATATTTTCAGCATCATTATCTCCAGTAACTTCTATTAAATTAAAATTAATAGTAGTATTCATCCAAGAGCTTTCTCCATATTTTAATCTTAAAATACCTTTTCCAGTAGTAATTTCAATAGGTGTAACAAATAATATAGAACCTTCATTAGAAGTACTAGTCCAGTTATCCATACAAATACCATTATATGTATTTTTACTTGCAACAAAGTTAGCATTTGAGTCTGCAGATGTGCCACCATTTAAATCATTTAATTCTTTGAGAGAAGTAAAACTTGCACCATCATCTTCGCTGATATATACTAAATCACCATAAGTAGAAATTATACTATCGGCATCAGTAATACTAGTACAATCTAATAATAAATAATCTCCAGCTTCTTCAGTAGTACCACCATCATATGTACCAACTATGCCAAATAATTTAGTGCCACTTTTAATATTTTCAGCTACTAAATTTTCATCACCTTTAATTATTTGATCACCACTTAAATACTTTCCTGAAGTAATAACAATATCTTCAACAGTTGGTGTATAAGTTGTAGTATCTAAACTTTCAATTGTACCTACAATCTTTTCACCATTAACATAAGCAGTTTTATCTAAAAGTATATCATTTTCAGTGGCATCAGCATCTGAAGTATCTATACCCCCTTCAGTATTTCCTTCTTCAGCTTTATAAGTACCTTCAACATTAAAAATAGTGACACCTTCTTTAATGTTTTCAGCAATTAAGTTTTCATCTCCAGGAAGACTTATACCACTATAAAATCCTGCTTGTAGATAATGATCTGAAGTATCTGGAGTATATACAAATTCTTGATTGAGTGTATAAGCACTACCAATTACTTTTTCACCATTTATATAAGCTACTAAATTCTTCTTAATATCATCTGAAGTTACTGCAGTTTCTCCATCTTCAATATTAGTAAATGTGCCATCAACATTAAAAATAGTTACACCGCTTTTAATATTTTCAGCTAATAAATTAGAATCTCCTAAGATTGTTTGATCTTCTGAAATATATTTACCAGAATTTATAGTTATATTTTCAGTAGTTGGTATATAAGTATTTTCGGTTAAAGAAGGAATACTACCAATTACTTTTTCACCATTAGAATAAGCTATTTTATTTTCAAGAATATCTTCACTAGTTACATCTGCATCAGAAGTATCTATGCCAGTTTCAATATCTAATACTTTTTCAACTAAAGTATTGAATTTTTCATCTTCAGAACTTTCAACACCTTTTGTATTTAAATTATCTGAAAGTGTTTTTTTCTGTAATATTAAAGCATTTAATTTTTCAGCAATTGTACTCATATTACATTACACCTCCACTAATGAATCAAGAATAGTATTAATATCACCAACTAAATCATCAATATAACTCTTAATTACTTTATTCTGTACGGCATTTTCACTAGCATCACTCATTTCAGTATCAACTAAAATAGTAGACTCACTTCCAGTACCATCTTTACCATTAGTAACAGTAAACTCAAATGTATTACCATCTGTTAATAATATTTGGTATGTATCTACTGCACCTGCAATACCTGCACTATCGCCTTGTGTACTTGATATAAAAGTTACTGATTCAATATTATTACCATCATCACCCTTATCACCTTGTTTACCATCTTCACCAACTACTTCACCAACGTCTAAAGTAGTTTCATCACTAAATGTTAATATTAGATGACCTGTTGAAGAATCTATAATAGCTTCTGTAATAGATTTACCATCAGTACCAGTTTCACCTGCTTCACCTTGAATACCTTGCTCACCAGTTTCACCCTTATCACCTTTTTCACCTTTAAGAGTTTCTAAAGCAATAAGATTAGTCCATTCAGAACTTGAAGACTTTTTCCATTGAATGTAATCATCAGTTATTTGTAATTCAATGCTATCACCATCGATACCATTATTACCATCATTTCCGTCTTCACCAACTACTTTACCAACATCTAAAGTAGTTTCATCACTAAAAGTTAATATTAGATGACCTGTTGAATCTATTTTAGTAGATGTAATAGAGTTACCATCATCACCCTTGTCACCTTTTTCACCTTGTTCACCCTGTATTCCTGCTTCACCTTGAATACCTTGTTCACCAGTTTCACCCTTGTCACCTTTTTCTCCTTTAAGAGTTTCTAAAGCAATAAGATTAGTCCAACTAGAGCTTGAAGAATTCTTCCACTGAATGTAATCATCATTAACTCTTAATTCAGTACTATCGCCATCTTTACCATTATGAATAGATATTAATATTGAATCTACATCATTATTAAAATTAATCCAATAATAATCATAAGAATCAGAAGTACCTTTTTCAGTTCCATCACCACTAGTAGCATCAGCTTCCATAGATGTAAATGTATAAGAAATATCAGTAATACTTGTTCCTCTTACCATACCAACATCCATATTTGAACCATCACTAAATCTTAAAACTAATCCACCAAGTGTACTAATTTCAGCAGAATAAATATATCTACCTTCTACACCTTGTTCACCTTTTACATTACCAAGATTAGTGGTTGTATTATCACTAAAAGTTAATATTAATTCATTATCAACGATTTCAGCTTTAGTAATACTTATACCATCAGTACCATCTTCGCCCTTTTCACCTTGAATACCTTGTTCACCAGTTTCGCCTTTATCACCCTTTGGACCTTGAATGCTACCAACATTATTAAATCCTTTAGTATGTGAATCATCTTCAAGATCTGTTCCAGTATATACCCAAAGCTCACCAAGAATTAAATAACCATCACCGTTAGTATTACCTGATGAAGGTAAGTCTTTAGTACTAGATAAACTATCAATAATATTTACAGATGTACCATCTGCACCACGAATATTTTCTAAATTAAATAAATCATTCCAATTAGAACTATCTTCATAGCTATATTGAAGCATATTATTTTCATCAACTCTTAATAATACTTCACTACCTTTATCACCTTTTGGAATTTTTAAATTTAATGTATAAGTTGTTAAATCATCTGAGATATCTTCATCTAAATATGCAGAAGCTTCTGAATTACTATCTAAAGTAGTAACTTTAACTAATGAATTAAATTTAATATCACTACTTGCAACACCAGAACCTTCGCTACCACCAAGCATTTCCCATTCTAATTCATATAAACCAGTTGAATTATTATATTCAATAGATGTTAAAATATATTCATAATAAGAATTATTTGCATTATTAAATACTTTACCATCTTTATTACTAATTGAATTTTCACTATTAGGTTTTGAGATTAAATAAATAATATTAGTTAAAATCTTACCCATTCCTGTATAGTAATTATATTGTGTGGAATTAAGAGTAGATGGGAGTTTATAACTCCCATCACTTTGTAACATTAATTCCATTAAATCTTCATCATCTTCAATAAATATACAAGGAGGTAATTCAATTAGTTTATTTGCATGACCAAATTCATCATAACTTGTTTTGTATAGTAATGGTTCTTTATTATAAACATCAATTCTTTCAAAGCTAGGTGTATCTATATCAAATAAATTAGAGTGTTTAAAAAAGTTTAAGAATCTAATATGATCTCTTTTAAGACCATTAAAATCTAAGAAGAAATACTTATTAATACTGTCTATAGGAGACACTCCGTCATCAGCAGTCATAGGTACTTCATCATCCATTAATTTACTTGTATCAGTAGCCATAACAAATTTCTCCTTTCTAAATATTATTCAAAGCTAGGATCAACTGTATTGAGTGTTACATTTAATACTGCTGTTTCGCTAGCCTGAGTATGATCTGTATCATTATAGTTATAACCAATAGTATCTTGACTATAGAAATACATACCACCACTACCAACTACTCTGGTATCATGGTATAAAGCTGTATAACCTAAGAAAGCACTATCAGTGTAATAAGTTGTAGGAGATAAATATTGAACAGCACTTAAGTTAGATCTTTCAAAAGCACCTTTACCTACAAACAAATTAGAAGATTTTCTTGTATCTACGTGAGCAATTTGACCTGCTCCATAGAAAGCATAGTTTGAAATCTTTTTTAATCCAGCAGGAGTTGTTAAATAGTTTGTTGTAGTACCAGAGTCTGTAATCATTCTCATATTAGTAGTACAAGCACAAGCATATTCACCAATATACTTAATATTAGATGATTCAAAGCCTACTTGAACAGCAGTTTTACCATCTGCACTTAACTTTTCAAATACCATTGTTTGGTTAGCTGAACTATAGAAAGCATAATCACCAATAGTTTCGATTCCTTCTGGAATATGATATTTAGGAATATTTGATGTATTAATTAAAACTCTTGTTAATTTAGTGACAGTATCTGCAATATATAAACTATATACTTGAGGTCCTGTTAAGACTGTTTGAGTTATTTCAATATTATTACCGTCATAGCTAAAGGAACTTGTATCAAAATTATAAACTGAAGTATTTCCTTCACTATCAATTTGATAATAAGTTTTATTTTCATAATAAGTACCATCTAATTCAGTTACAGTATAAACTTTATCACCTATTTTATATTTTGGCGCAATATTTAAATAAACATCACCGCTACCAATATACTTAACTAAAATTAAATTACTTCCTTCAATTCTATAGACGAAGTTTGAAAGTGGTGTAATATCACCAAAGTCTTTTTGATAATCTGAAATATCTGTAGTATCATCCCAATCATCATATACGGTATAAGTTTCATTAATATCCCAAACGTAATCTATCATTTTTTCTGAAATTCTATATAACTGAGGTGCTAATAATTCCCAAGATTTTGCTCCAGTTTCTTCATCTACAATAACTATCCATTCTTCATAATAATTCTTATTATTTATTGAACTTTTATCTAATAAACCTATATTTAGACCTCTTTCATAACTAGGAGTTAATAAACAATAAATGAAGTTAGTTGAAGCAGTTTCAATATCAGGAAGTTCATCACAAACTACTAGAATATTTCCAGAAGCTTCTGTTGTTTCAATTTTTTCCCAAATAATATTACCAGATTCATCTTTGGATAATATAATATATTTATCATAATTATTTTCTTTAGAAACTATTTCTTCATTATCTTCTTTTAATACTAAATAAATATGATTTGTATCATATTCATCGTTACTATCAGTTTCTGGTAAAGATTCTATAATCTTATAAAGTTCATTAATACCACCTTTAAGATTTGGTGTAGTAAATTCTACAGTATCTTCACCATTAGTATAAGATATATCTAATTTATAAGTAAAATCATCATTATCTTTATTTTCAATAATGCTTACAGAAGCATCTTTACCATCTTGTCCATCTTTTCCGTCTATACCATCAGAACCATCTTCGCCCTTTTCGCCTTGAATACCTTGTTCACCAGTTTCACCTTTATCACCCTGTTCACCTTTTTCTCCCTTTGGTATACTAAATGAAAAATCATAAACATTCTTTTCATCAGTACTTAAGGAGCTATTTATTGTAACAGTGACAATTGGATCTTCAGTTGATTCAATAGAAGTAGTAGTAACTTTACCAACTTCAATATCTTTACCATTTTTACCAGCAGCACCAGTAATTTGATCTATAGTTAAAAGATCTTTCCATTCTGATTCATCGGTATATTTCCATTGAATTGAATTATCACTTACAGTTAATTCAATCTCTCTACCATCAGAACCATCTTCGCCCTTTTCGCCTTGAATACCTTGTTCACCAGTTTCACCTTTATCACCCTGTTCACCTTTTTCTCCTTTAAGGATATTAAAAGTAAAATCATAAACATTCTTTTCATCAGTACTTAAAGAGTTATTTAATGAAGTAATAATAGAAACATCTTTTTCATCAGTAACTATATTAGTTGTAACATTTCCTATTTCAATATTTTTACCATCAATACCATTCTTACCATCTTCACCATCTGAGCCAGTAATAGTAGAAATCTCTAATAAGTCTTTCCATTCTGAATCAGTTACATATTTCCATTGAATAGTACTTTCAGTTGATCTTAATTCAATTTCTTTACCATCAGTACCATTAGCAATATCAAATGAAACTTCATTACCATCACTAAATATAAATTTATAAGTATCTGTAGCTCCTGCAATTCCAGAAGTATTTCCTAAAGAACTCTTAACAAATTCAATACTTTTTAAAGAAACACCTTGTTCTCCTGTTTCTCCTTTATCTCCTTTATCGCCTTGTTCTCCTTTAAGTGAATTAATGAAGTCTTCTTCAGTACCTTCATTACCTAAGCTTAACCAAATTTGATAAGCTGATAAACCATCAGAACCTGAAATAGCATTAATAGAAACTAATGATGTCCATGTTTTATCCCCAACATATTGCCATTCAATATAGCTAGAATTTTCATTATATCTTAATGTAATATTTTTACCATTAGTAATAACATAAGTATCATCACCAATAGTTAATTTAAATCCATTATCAATAGTTTCTTGGGTAATCTTTGGAATAGTACATAATAAATTCCAAGATTCTCCATAAGGATAAGTCTTATTATCTTCACTATCTTTAATAAAATATCTATATTGAATTTCTTGATTACTATATCTTATTTCAATAGATTGACCATCTTCGCCTTTGTTACCTTGAGATCCTATTAAATTATCTGTATAAACAATACCAGTACTATCAGTAATCTTTAATATTGTAGAGTCATCTGATTTAATTACTTCAACTTCTGGACTAATACCAGCAGCACCAGTAATTTCAACAATATCTATTAAATCCTCATAAGTAGAAACTTCATTATTATTTTTATCTACATAACAATATTGAATCCAAGTAGTACCATCGTCTTTTTTACTAATTCTAAATTTAACCTGATAGCCATCATCACCCTTATCACCTTTGTCACCATCACTACCAGTTGGTCCTTTGATTTTACCTACATCTAAGAATCCCATATAATGCTTACTATCATTTATACTTGTATCACCAGTATATATCCAAAGATGACCATCGTCTGTATCATTTTCATTATCAACGATATAACCGTCACCTTCATTAGCAGTAGTAGCATAAGCCATTAAATCAGTATAAGTATCTATAGAACCTTTAATATTAATAGAAGAACCATCTTCACCTTTTAAATTAGGAGAATTAATTTCTATACGATCACCTTTATTAGTATAAGCAACAAACTGTACTTTAAAAGTGCTTTCAGTATTAGATACAATATTAATTTCAGGGGAGAAGGGTAATCTAAATTCAATGGGTGTATCAATTAATGTTTTACCATTGAAGAATTCAATATGTAATATTTGTCTTTGATCATCATCATTGGTTGATGGATTGATAATTTTATACTTAAGAGTTATATCAGGTGTTGAACCATCATCACCAACAATTTGTCCAACATTAGACCAACTTGTATAAAAGAACCAAAGATCTTTTCCTACAATATATGCATCACCTTTAGAAGCATTTGAAGGTAAATCACTTTTATTCTGTAAAGTTCCTTTAATATTTACAGAAGAACCATCTTTACCACGAACATTACCTAAATTACTTTCAGTACCATCATTATAAGTAATTATTAAATATTCCTTAGAACCATCACTATTTTCTTTAAGTTCTATTGATTTAATTCCATAAGGTCCTACTGTATATGTATCACCAGTATTTAAAGTAAAAACTAAATAACCAGTTTTATTATTATCATCATCTAATTGATCTTCAATATTTACTACATAAGGACCTATTAAATTCTCAGTAGTTAAAATTTTCTTTAAATGTGTTAATTCATCACAATATTGAATATCTAATTTGTAAATTAAATTAGATAATGTTTCCATATCATTATCACTATTTTCAGAAATTTGAGGGCAATATCCTGGATCACCAATAACATAACCAACATTGGTATCTTGATCATCTGCAAATACTATGTGTAAATAACCAGCATCATCAATATAAGCTTTTTTGATCATTGTATTAGTATTACCTTTAAGAACATATTGTTCATATTCACCAACAAAATACCCTGAGATTTCCATATTCTTGTCAACATTATTAACACTAGAAGCTCTTACAATGCTGCCTGTTCTACCAATTCTATAACCAGATTCAACAGATAATACTTTGTAATAATCATCTTCAAATTGAGAATAGAAAATCATACCTACATATGGATAATTAATATTTTCATCTAACTCATTTAAAGAAGGAGTTATTTGTCTAGAATCCAAAGGTATATTATTCCACATTTTAATTGGTTTATTTAAAGATATTTCATTATCACTCATACCTCTCATACTTATCATTCCTTTCTATAATTTAATAAGTGATTGTTTGGGGTAATAATTCTTATTAGACTAAAGAAAAAATAACCCTTAAGGATTTTACTCCTTAAGGGTTTTTCGAAAACAAAAATAAATTACTCAGCGTTAATAGAATCAGAGAATCTTGGGAATGCCTTGAAAGAAATTCTCTTCTTAGCAGGTACAGTTACCTTATCACCTGTCTTAGGATTTGTAGCTTCATAAGATTCCTTAACCTTGATCTTGAAACGACCAATGCTAGGAAGAATGCAAGTTGTTTCATCAGATGTAGAACTCTTTGCATATTCAGTAAAGCTTTCAGAGAATGCCTGAATTACCTTAGAAACTTCTTCCTTAGTAATCTTCTTTTCATTTGTAGCATTATACTGATCTCTGATCATAGCATAAAAATCTTCAACATTAGTGATATTAGATGGCTTAACTGTAGATGCAGTAGCCTTAGTTTCTGTAGTAGCTGTAGTAGCAGCCTTCTTAATAATCTTCTTTGTAGACATAATAATTACTCCTTTAAATTATATTTTTAATTTTAAGTTCTTGGTATACCAAAAAACTTTTCTATACTTTTATGTTAGTACTTAAAATTTTGAATTTAAATTTAAATTTCCATAACTGTGTTAAACATTTCAGAGTTAAAAAATTTAAACATCGATTCTTTTTATATTTTTTATAAATTTATATTTTTTATAAATTTAATTTAATATATTTTTATTTATTTTTTAAAATTTAAATTTATAAAATAAAATATATATTATTAAAGGGTAAGATTAAAAAATATAATTTTTAATTTTATAAAATTTTATCTTAAATAAAAAGGAGAAAAATTATGGCACAATGGAATAAGATGTTAAAAGAGTTGCATAACTCAATTCCAGAAAAATTTAATGAAGAAATATTTCATCTTAAAGAGAAAGACGATATTCTTCAACATATCTCAGATGCTTGTAGTAGTCTAGAAAGTATTCAAGGTATTAAATTTCTGGGAGCTAAAAAGATTGATGAGAGAACTCTTTATAAACCATCAAAGGATATTACAGATATTCCTTATGAACGTTCAAGACTTATTGCTATTGAAATTAAGTTTGAATTAAAAGATCCAAAGAGTTCTGAAACAAAATTAATTAAGAAGAAATTATATTTCCCAAAATTAATTGATGGTTGTTATTATCTTATTGATGATGTAAAATATTATCCAATCTTTCAGATAGTTGATGCAGAAACATATAAGACTAATAATAGTATTACAATGAGAACTTCTTTACAACCTATTGTCGTTAGTAAAAAGAATATTTCTATGACCCCAGAAAATACTTTAGAAGAAATTGAAGGTTATTATACTTTCAGTAAAATCTTTAATACTAAGATTCCAATCTTTATTTATTTCTTTGCTAATTTTGGAATTACTAATACTCTTAAATATTTTGATTTAGAAGATACTTTTGAAATTATTGATAAGAAAAGAATTGACTTTGATGAGCATGAAGATGATTATTTATTTAAACTTGGTTCAATGCTTTATTTATCAGTTCCTAAAAAGTATATGGATGAATCGTTACAGAATAAAGTAATGGTATTTACTTTTGTCAATGCTTTTCAGAAGAAAGATAAAGTTTCAACAGAAAAGATTGATGATAAAGATTATTGGATTAGAAAACTCGGTAGTTATTTTACTAAAAATCAAACTAATTTTGATAATAAAGGTAAATCTGTAAAAGCTTCTTTTGAAAGACTTTTAGATAATACTACTAAAAGAGTTATTCGTATTCCAGATAGAGATAAGGAAAATATTTACAGCCTTTTAAGATGGTTCTTAATTAATTATGATAGTCTTTTATATCAAAACAATGATGACTTGGCTAATAAAAGATTAAGACTTAATGAATGCTTTATTTTCCCACTATTGGAAGTATGGACTCAGGGCGTATTAAGAGTTCTTAATGGAAAAAACATTACACTTAAAACTCTTGAATCTTTATTTAGTAATATTCAACCAGATTTTCTTGTTAAGAAGATTAAAACAGCAGATAATCTTAGATATATGAATAATGTAGATAGTATAGATATTCTTAATAAAATGAAGCTAACTATTGCAGGAAATCAAAGTATTTCTAATTCAAGAGGTGAGATCAGAGGTAAAACTTTGGACCCATCGATGATCGGGAATATCGATGTAATTTATACATCGAATAATGACCCAGGTACTACAAGAGCTTTATCAATTGGTGCTAAAGTAAATGATACTTGGCACTTTACAGAAGAGCCTAATATTATTTCAAATGGCTTTGAAGGTGAAGAATATGATAATCTTGAAGAGCTTGAAGATTCCATCTATGAAGATGTTGATGTTGTTCAGCTTGGCGATGATGACTTTACTTTTGATATTGATGATGAATAAATAAATGAAGACTAAAACTAATGAAGAGTTCTTAAATGAAATATATGACTTAGTACAGGATGAATATTCTGTACTAAGTAAATATATTAATAATAAAACTAAAATTAAATTTCGTCATAATAAATGCAATAATATATTTGAAATTCAACCAACACATTTTTTACAAGGTCAAAGATGTCCTTATTGTAGAAAATATAATCCCATTAAAACTACTTCAACAATTGATAAAGAAATTAAAGAATTAACTAATGGTGAATATATCTTAGTGGGTGAATATAATAACAATAAAGGCTTTATAACTTTAAAGCATCTTAAATGTAATAAAGAATATAAAGTAAAAGCTCATAGCTTTATTAATAATGGAGATAGATGTCCTTACTGTAGTAAAACACACAAGAAAACTACAGAAGAATTTATTAAAGATGTTAATAAGCTTTATGGTGATAACGAATATACAGTATTAAGTCCTTATATTAATAACGCAACTAAAATTAAAGTAAAACATAAATGTGGTTATATTTATGAAACAACTCCTAGAAATTTTTTACAGCATTTTGGATGTCCTAAATGTGCTAATAATATTAAAAAAACTTTAAAAGATTTTAAAGAAGAAGTTAATAGATTAGTAAATGATGAATATACCGTTATAGGAAATTATATAAATACAGATACTAATATAAAAATTAAACATGAAAAATGTGGATTTGAATATTATGTAACTCCAAATAATTTCTTAAAAGGTCAAAGATGTCCTAAATGTAAAAGATCAAAAGGAGAAGAAAGGATAGCTAAATGGCTTAAAGATAATAACTATAATTTTGAAACTCAATATACCTTTGAAGATTGTAAAAATGAAAGAGTTCTTCCATTTGATTTTAAATTAGAAAAAAATAATAGAATAATTCTTATAGAATATGATGGAGAATTTCATTATAAGCAACAATTTTATTCAAAGGACTTTGAACTACAGAAGAAAAGAGATTCTATTAAAGATAATTATTGTAAACAACATGAAGATATTGACTTATATAGAATTCCATATACTGAATTTGATAATATTGAAAGTATCTTAGAAGGAATTCTTAATAATTATAAATAAACATATATTATTAATTTGTCATATAAAGACAAATAAAATTATAGGAGGAAAATTTATATGCACAAACATCCGATTGAATTAGTAGAAGAAAGAGAGAATGAATTTAAAGATAATCATTCTTTCTTAGGTCCAACATGTATGATTCCAGGTTTAGCTTCAACTGATGCCAACAGAGCTCAAATGGACTCATCGCACTTAGAACAAAGACTACAGGTATTAGAACCTCAAGCACCTTTAATTTATACTGGATTTGAGAATGAATGGGGTAAGTATTCTTCAGGATATTGCCAACTAAAAGGTAAATGGAAGGTTCTTTGTAAGATTGAAAAGAATGACTATAACTATGATTTAATCATTAAGAAGATTAAGAATAGTGAAGAAGAAACTAAGAATTTAAAGAATGGTATTAAACCAGAATTTAATCCAGGTGAATATCATGTAATTCAAAGAAATGAATGTACTCATCTTACAGAAAAATATGGTTATAAGCATGATAATAAAATCATTGATTCATTAGAAAAAGGTGATATTATTGAAAATAATACAGTATTATTTAAAGATAATAACCGTGATGAAGAAATGAATTTAACTCATGGAAGAAATCTTAATGTTGTTTATTTGACTTATGGTGGTCTAACAAATGAAGATGCTATTGTAATTAGTGAAAGTACTTCTAAGAAAATGGGTCACTATGAAGTTAAAATTGTAGATGTATCATTAAACACTAATGATATATTTGTAAATATGTATGGTAATAAAAAATTCTATAAGTCTTTCCCAGATATTGGTGAAGATTGTAAAGATGGATTATTATGTGCAACAAGAAGAATTAATTATTCAACTGCTCCAATTACTTTAGCTGATACTATTAATCTTATTCCTGAAGATGTAAAGTATAGAGGACATGGTAAAGTAGTTGATCTTCAGGTTATTTCTAATATTGAAAATCCTGAAGAAGTCTTAGATACAACATATAATAAGCAGATTAAGATTTACTATGATAAACAGCAAAACTATTATAAGAATTTTATTGCTTATGTTGAACCAATTGTTACTAATTCAGAAAATAAAGTTAGTAAGGATTTAGTAGATCTTTATAACTATTATTGTAGATTAGTTGATCCGAATAATAAATTCTTAGTAAATGATAATCTATTTGATCATCTAAGAATTAAGTTTACTATTCTTGAAGAATGCTCATTAGTTATTGGATCTAAATTGGCAGGACGTTACGGAGATAAAGGTGTTGTTTCAGAAATTAGACCAGATGATGAAATGCCTAAAGTAACTGATTTTGCTGGTCTTGGCAATCCTGATGAAAATTCTAATGTTAATTTCCAGATTGATATGATATTAAATCCATTAGGTGTTTCTAATAGACTTAATCCTTCTCAGAATATTGAAACAGAAATTAATTATAATAGTAAATATATTAGATATCAGATGGAACAGAATTGGAATGAATGGACTCTTGAAGAAGAAAAGAAGTTTTTAATTGACTATCTTAATGTAGTAGATAAAGAAGAATGTGAAAACATTGAAAAGTTCATGGATAATTTATCTGAAGAAGAACTTGAGGAACTACTCTTAGAGATAATTAAAAATGGTATTCCAGTTCATCAAGCACCTTTAAATGGAGCTAAAAATATTGTTGATCTAGCAAGAATTTATAATTATACTGGCGTAGATCGTACTAAACTTAAAGATATTACTAATACAGTAATATTTGGTGAAAAGTTTATGATGACGCTTAAGCATATTCCTGCTTCTAAATTTAGTGCAAGAAGTGTTGATCAATTAAGTATTAAGAATATTCCTGTTAAAAGTAATTTGTATAAAGAATATAAGTCTGATTATTCTACTAATGCTATCAAGATCGGTAAATTTTGCTGATGTAAAACTCCTTTAATTGCTGGAAACTCCTTAGTATAAGGACAATCAGCAGCTAATTATTCTAAGAATTCTTAGAATAAAAGTTCAACGACTATCGAAACCATAAGCTATTATTGAATAGCTGAAGAAGGAAGTAGAGTAGAGCCAAGTGGTTTAGGTTTAGAGCAATAATCTTATAATTCCTAATTAAATCGAAATGGGGAGCATTTGTTATTATCCAATAACAATGAAGATATAGTCTCAACTCTAGATATAAATAAAACTAGAGAAGTTCATAAGAGAACTGCATAAGATTAACGACCTTATGTGAAGATAATTGGAAATGGAAAATATAGGACTTGCTTTAGCAAATCCTGCAAATAAAAAAGCTATGGAGATTAATAAAAATTATCTTGATGCTTTTGCAAACAATGAAAAAATGAGAATGGATTTAATTGAAACTCAATTATCAGATGATCCTTATTGTTTTGACATTGAAAAGTCTGATACTCGTTCAGAAAATTCTAAGATGTTAAGAGCATTCTTAAATTGTATGCAATTAGATATTGAAGAAGATGAAGAGAATTTTGACGAATAATTAAAAATAATTGAAGAGATGAATAAGGAATAAAAAATCCTTATTCATCTTTTATTTTTATATTGGAAATTAACAATTTCCTATAACTTAGGAGGTAATTTAAATGGCAAATAGAATTTTTTCAGATGTCCCAAAAGATTCAATGTTTGTGAATTGTTTTTATACATTCTCTGAATATAATGACACTAAAGGAGAATATGACCCTGATTCAATTATTGTAGTTCATAAAGATAAAGATGGTAATAAAGGTTATACTTTTATTGAAAAACCTAATTACACTTATTATATAACTAAGGATATTGAAAAGCAGTTTAAGAATAATAAAAATGGTTATGAATATCGTTATATTTCTCTTAAAGATGTTATACCAGTAACTGCAAGATATTCAAATAGATATAGATCAATGGCTGAACATTCTAATCGTTTGGAAGTTAAAGAATTATATAATAAATTCTCAGAGAAAGGTCTACCTAAAGAAGAAAGAAGAAAACTTGAAAATATGCATTTATTTAATGAGTTTCATTCTTCAGATGTAGATATTACAGATTATTATATTGATAGATTTATCATGGAAAATAATCAGGAGAAAAATTCAATTCCAATTGATATATCAACATTTGATATTGAAGTTGATGGTGCAGATTATCCAGGATTTCCTAATGAAGATGATGCACCATGTGAAGTAAATATGATAACTTATTATAATTTTAAAACTAATAGACTATCTGTATTTATGAAGGAATATGACACTGATACTTTTGAAGAGTTTATAAATGATAAAGAGCGTAAGATTAAAACTATTAAAGAAGTTAAGGATATTTACAGAGAATATTTTGGTGATTTTTCAGTTAAGCTTTATAGACTAAAATCTGAATTAGATGTCATTAAATATTTCTTTATGACTGTAAATAAAGATAAACCAGATTATTGTTGTGCTTGGAACGCTAGATTCGATATCTTTACACTAAAAAATAGACTTGATAAGATTCTTGTAGGAACTAATATGACTGCTGAAGATATTATGTGTCCTTCAGACTTTTGTGTAAAGAAAGTTGTTCTTAGAAAAGATGATAGTCAAAAAGCTAAGAATGATTTTACAGCTAGAACTGACACTTATAATATTTATGGATATACCACATGGCTTGATATGATGGTACTTTATGGAAATATTACAAGACCTCAAGGTAAAAAAGAATCCTATAGCTTGAATGCTATAGGACTTGAAGAAACAGGACTTGGTAAAGAAAATCTTAGTGAAGAAAATACTAGTATTAAAACTGTATTCTTAGATAATTATACAAAATTCTTTAAGTATTCTTGCATTGATACATTACTATTGTCGCTTATTGTAAAGAATACTGGATATATAGATCTTCTTCATACAATTGTAACATTAACACATACTAGAGCTAGTAAAGCTTTAACTAAAACAGTTTGCTTAAGAAATTATGTAAATATCTTTTATAGAGAAATGGGTTATGTAATTTCAAATAATAGATGTAGAGCACATAATGAAACAAGAATTGGTATTAGTGGTGCTTATGTTGCTCCACCAGAATTAATTGATAATGTAGGTGAAATTAATGGTATTCCATCTAACAAATGTTTTGATTTTGTAATTGATGAAGACTTATCTGCAATGTATCCAAATATTCTTATAACATTTAATATTTCAAGTTCAACAGCTTTAAATAGAATTATAGTTAGTGAAAAAACTGGTGAATATGAAACAGTAATGAAGAATAATAAACCAGTAAAGCAAGAAATTATTAAAGATATAACTAAAGAATTTATGGAGAAGTTTTTGTCAGAAGACTCTGTAAGATATTGTGTTGAATATCATAATCTTCCTGATTATGAAGAAATGTATAATTTATTCAAAGAAGAATAAATGAATAAAAAACTCTCTAGGATTTTTTAAGATCCTAGAGAGAAATATTAAAATAAAGGAGTAAATTGGCTAAAATTTAACCTAATGGTTTGTTTTAAAAGGAGTTAAAAATATGAAATTAGTTGATAAAGAACTTAAGAATTTCTTAAAGAAAATATACGATCTTAATCAAATAATGAAGAATATTTACAAGGATGAACCTAACTTTAGTCCTTCATATATTCTTACAAATAAAAAAGCTATTTATGCAGATATAGATTGTATTCCAGAAATTATTAAATATGATTTTAATGAACCTATTGAAACTGAATTTAGAGTAATAGTTCATGCATCAGATTTCTTTTCAGTATTTAAAGATTCAAAGTTTAAAGAAGATATTAAATCAATTGTTATTAATAAAGATTCTATAGAATTTTATAATGATAATTCAGTTATTTATAAACTTAGTGATGATGAATCTATTATAACTAAAATAGATACTCTTTGTAATAATTATGCTGAAAATTGTAGTGATAATCTTTTATGGGATTTTAATTTAAAAGAAGAAATTATTAAAGAAGTTGTAAATAAAAATAAAGAATTAATTCAATTAGTTTGTGATGTTGATAATGTAGAAGCTTATAATATTAAAGAAATTGATATTGATGAATTAGAAGATATAGCTTACTTTGAAATGTTCTTAAACAAAAAATTCATTAATGGAATTTCTTATAAAGAGAAAAAACTTAAAAGTGGTAATAAAATAGAATATACACCAATTCATATTAGAGTATATGAAACACCTAAAAATGATATTTATTATGCTGTAAATCTTATTGTATTTCTTAAAAATAAGGATGCTATAGAACATCACTTTATAATCTGTGATTTTTAATTATTATTTAAAAATATTATTAAGAAAGGCTATTATTTTAATAGCCTTCTTTTTTTTATAAGGATGGTGAATTAAATGGCTAAAAATGACGATAAAAAGCAAGCTGAAGAGCTTAAAAAGAATACTAAAACGAGAATAGGTTTGTTTAGTCGTAACAATTTCTCCAATAAAGTAAGTAACAATCAAAAAAATATTAAAGATGATTTAAACGAACAAGACAGAAATATAAATTCAGCTTTATTTGGTGGTTATGAAAATACTATTGATCAAATTAATAATACAGAATTAGATCCTACAAAGGCTCTTGAGAAAAAATTAGAAACTATTAATAATAAATTTAAACCAATAATTGGCGGAAATCCAATGGAATTCTTAAACAGAATTGAAATGGATAATAAAACATCTAATAATAATCCTGCTGATAAAAATAAAAATAATGGAAAAAATGGAAGAATTAAAAAATTAGAAAATATGCTTAAAAATTCTAATGGTGAATTCTTTCTTGAAGAAAAGGATAGATTTTTTAAATATGAAGATTATCGTTTGATTGATTCATATATTCCAGAAGTTTCTAAGTGTTTAGATTTATTTAGAGATTGTATTTTATCACCAGATGATTTAACTAAAAGATCTTTAAATTATTATTATAATGGAGTAAGTATTGAAGGAAATGAAAATCCAGAAAATAAATTTATTAATAGTAATTTAGAATTATTAGAAAAAACTTATGATCTTAAAAAGATTATTAGAACGGATATTAGAGAAGCTTGTCAATTAGGTGATTTATTTTATTTATTAATGCCATATGAAGTAGGATTTACTAAAATATTTAAAGAAGATAATGTAAATGAATCTTTAGAACATGATTCAAATTTATATGGTGATTATATTACTGAAGATATGTTAAATCTAGATAATGATGAGGATTTTAATTCTTTATTTGATGATATGATTTATCTAAATGAAACATCTAATAGAGCTAAAGAAAAGAAAGAAAATATTGAAAGAGCTAAAAAAGATATTTTAGACTCTATTAATAATAATATTAAATTCTATAAAGATCCAACAGATATTCTTTCTGAGAAGAAACAAGAACAACAAAAATCAAAAGATATGAAAGGTATTAATATTAACGGTAGTATATTTAAAAAATTACCTCCTGAAAATATTATAGTACTAGAAATTGATGATCAAATACTTGGTTATATTTATATTGAAAAGAATAATATAAATCTACAACATGATAAACAAGGTTCTAGAAATAATAACCCTAATTCATTAAGATCTGGTAATACTGGTTCTTCTATCAATACTTCTGATAGTTTAGGTTATGGTTCTAATGATGTATTTAATTCTAGATATGATTATCTTAATAGAGACCAGACACAAATTAAATCTAAATATGCTTTAATATCTCAGATTTTTATTAAAGGTATTTCAAAGAAAATTAATAAAGACTTTTTAGTAAGAAATCAGGAGTTTAAAGATTTAATATATACTTTGGTACATGAAGAATATATTACTAAAAAAGAAGTTAAAATGACGTTTATTGAACCTCAATATATACATCATCTTAAATTAAGCAGTACTGATATTTATGGTGTAAGTAAAATTAGTAAGAGTGTATTTTTCTGTAAGATTTATTTAAGTCATTTATTAACTAATTTAATGCAAAAAATTATAAGAGGTCGTGATAAACGAGCGTTCTATATAGAAACTGGTTTAGATGACGACATGGAAGGTGCAATTCAAGGATTTATTAGAGATATTAAATCTAAAGAACTTACTTCAGGTCATTTAAAGAATATTACAACTATTTTAAATAGTGTTGGTAGTTTTGAAGATTACTATATTCCTACTATTGATGGACAGAGATCAGTTGAGATTAACATATCAGTCTCCTTATTATCGAAAGATAATTTGTAAAATTTCGTGAACTGCTGGGAATTCCTTAGAGCTTTATAGGCTGAAACGGAATAAGTGATTATAGACGGTATAGCTTAAGAACTATAAAGATTGGATAATCAGCAACTAAGAATTCTTTTTTTTTTATATTATTGAAAAGGATAAGAATAAAATGAGTGCTAAAAGAAAAACACATGAAGAGTTTATTAAAGAAGTTAAAGAATTAGTAAATGAAGAATATACAGTATTAGAAAAGTATAAGTCTTCTTCAATTAAAATAAAGATAAGACACAATACTTGTAATAATATTTATGAAGTAACTCCTAATAAATTTTTACAAGGTAGAAGATGTCCTTATTGTAAATCAAAAGCTATAAGTAAATCATTAATAAGAACTCAAAAAGAGTTTGAAGATATTATTAATAATAAATTTAATGGTGAATATACAGTATTAGGTAATTATATAAATAATAGTGTTAAATTAGAAATAAAACATAATAAGTGTAAGAATACTTGGATGGTTTCACCTACTAATATTTTAAATAATAGAAGTACTTGTCCTTATTGTTCTGGAAAACATAAATATACAACTAAAGAATATTATAATAAAATTAAAAATGATACTAATGGTGAATATATTTTAATTAGTGATTATATTAATAATAAAACTAAAGTTAAAATAAAACATACAGTATGTAATAATACATATGAAGTAAAACCATATCATTTCAATAATGGAACAAGATGTCCTTATTGTTCTAATCATAATACATTAACTTTAGAAAATATTAAAGATATAATTGAAAATAATTTTAATTATACAGTTTTACCAGATACTAATTATACAGGATATAAAGACAAATGTTTACATTTAAAGCATAATTTATGTAATAATGATTTTATGATAGATTATGATCATTTTAAACAAGGAACAAGATGTCCTAAATGTAATATGTCTTCAGGTGAAGAAATAATTTATAATTATTTAAAAGAAAATAATTTAGAATTTATTAGAGAATATACTTTTAATGATTTATACGATAAAGATATTAATAAACCTTTAAGATTTGATTTTAGAGTTAACTTAAATAATGATTATATTTTAATTGAATTTGATGGAAAACAACATTTTGAAAAATGTTGGTATGACACTGATGAAGATTTAAAACATAGACAATATTTAGATGAAAAGAAAAATAATTATTGTATTAAGCATAATATTCATTTACTTAGAATATCTTATAAAGAAATAAATAATATAGATAATATATTAAAAGAAGAATTAAAGCTCAACGACTAAGTGATTATAAGTATAATCCAGTGCGAAACACCTAAGTCTTTTTATTTAAGATATGGTGAAGATATAGTCTGAACTTAAGTGTAATGCTTAAGCAGTTTTAAGAAAGGTAAATTGTTAAATGAGAAAAACACAAGAACAATTTGAAGATGAAATTAATAATAAATTTAATGGTGAATATACAGTATTAGGTAAATATATTAATAATGGAACTAAGATTAAAATAAGACATAATAAATGTAATAATATTTGGGAGGTAACGCCTACTAATATTTTAAATAATAGAAGTACTTGTCCTTATTGTTGTAAGAATCCTAGATATACTACAGAAATGTTTAAAAATAAGATTAAAGAATTAACTAATGATGAATATAAATTACAATCAGAATATATTAATACAAAAACTAATATTACTTTAATTCATAAAAAATGTGGAAATAAATTTGAATTAAAACCAAATGATTTTATTTCTAATGGACAACGTTGTCCTATATGTACAAAAGAAAAACAATATTCAGCTAAAAGAAAGACTAATGAAATTTTTTTAAAAGAAGTCTTTAATTTAGTTGGTGATGAATATACTTTCTTAGAAAAGTATATTAATAATTCTACTAAAATAAAAGTAAGACATAATAAATGTAATAATGAATATAGTGTTACACCTATTAAGTTTTTAAGTGGTAGAAGATGTCCTTATTGTAAGAAATCTTTTGGAGAATTAAAGATTAAATCATTATTAGAAAATATGAATATTAATTTTATTCAAGAATATAGATTCGATGATTGTAAATATGAAAGAACTTTACCATTTGATTTTTATTTACCAGATAAAAATATTTGTATAGAATATGATGGAGAATTTCATTATTCAGTTCAATATTATAAAGATGATTTAATTAAACAACAAAAACGTGATAATATTAAGAATGAATACTGCAAAAATCATAATATTAAATTAATTAGAATATCTTATAAAGATAAAAATAATATTGAATCTATTCTTAAAACGTATTTGAATTAACGACTCAAATAGAACATAATGTGATACTGTTCCAGGTATGGATGTAGAAATGGAAAATGAATTTACTCAAATGTTATTAAAATCAATTATCACAGGGATGAACGTACCATACAATTATATCGATTCAACTCAGGAAATTGATTTTGCTAGGTCTTTAACAATGACTAATAATCCTTTTGTAAGAGCTATTATTAATGACCAAGAAGAATTTGGTAATTTTTATAGTAAGATTATTAGAGAATTATATAAAAATGAATTTGTTAAAGAAACTGGTGGTAAAAAGAAAAGAGTTAGTAGAAAAACTAAGAATGCTTATTTAAATATAGCTATTGATAATCTAGAACTTAGATTTCCTACTCCTATTTATCTTGTATTAGGTAATATGAATGAACAAATTCAGAATGCACAACAAACTGCTGAATTTATTACTACTACATATTATCCTGACGATCCTACAGGACAATCTATTGATGCATATCAAAATGAAGTCAATAAGGCTAATTTTAGAAAAGAATTATATAAAAAGCATTTACTTCCTTCATTGGAATGGGATTCTTTTGATGAAATTTATAAAAAAGTTAGTCAAAATGCTATTGAAAATGCTATTACTGGTACAATTAATTTTGCTCCAGAAGCTAAAAAGAAGAATGAGCTTGATATGTTAGAAGAAGATGAATTTTAATATAAAACCCTAAAGGCTAAAAAGCCTTTAGGGAAATTTTTTATTTTATAATTAAGTACCAGAACTACTATTTGAATTAGTACCACTAGTTGCTTTCTGTGCAGGAGCAAGTAACTCTGTACCAGAAAGGTCAATACTAATACCAGCATTTTCTTTATCCCAACCACCAGTAGCAAATGTAGCAAGGTTCTTTTCGCTAGCATCAGAATAAACACCATTATTCTGAGGATCAAAGTCTGCAACTGTAAGAATAGGATATGGCTTAGCATAGATAGTATTGTTACCAGTATTATCAGCATCACTAAGTACATTATAAGCATAGTTATCTACTTCAGGACCTAAATGTAAGTCACCAACAAAGTTAATATCAATTTCAGGTGAATCATGAGTACCTTGTGAATAGTTGAAGTGACCAAGAGGTAATGAAGTTGGCATTACTGCAGTATAATAAGCAGCAAATTCAATGTTATTCATTGTAACGTTGTTAGCATCAGGACGTGTTACGATATATAGTAATTCACCAGTATGGTTTTTAGCACCATATGTACAACCAAATGCTCTAGGATATACAGCAATATCAGTCTCAGGATCACGAATACCAGTAATCCAGAATTGATACATATTCTTAATTGGGTTACCAGAGAATTCTTGATGCTTTAATGAGAAGTTAGTATTTGCTTTTTGAATTGATGTAGCATATTCATAAGCATTACCATTAAAAGTATGTGTATACTGAGCTGTTTGTAAATCCATATTAGCAAGACCATCAAAAGACTTAAAGTTCTTTTGTGTCATATCAGCAAAGTTTTCATATGTCTTTTCAACCCAGAATGGTAACTTAGTCCAAATAATAAATGCATAACCTGTTACTAAAGGGTCAAAATCCAATGTTTGTGTGTTCATTTTGCCAGTAAACCAGCTACCCTGAACTCTTTTTTGGTCCATATCAAACACGTTTATATTTTTGCCAGGTATTAACATATTTAATTAACTCCTTTCATAAATTAATTTAAATGAGGAGTTAATATAAATTTAACTCCTCATATATATGTTAAATTGAAGCAGGACAATCAATATTAATTACGATTCTTTCAATTACACCAGTGAATTGAAGTGTAACGTCTACACGAACAATCTTTTGGATAATATCATAATCAGAAGCATAAACATCAGCTGTTGCAACAGTGCAAGCACCATTGTTAATCCAGTTAGTTAAGTAACTATTAATTTCAGCAGCCATTGCACTTCTTGTTTCAGAAGTATTAAATTCAAATTGATATGTCTTAGCAATTTTTTCAACATTTCTCTTAACTTTTAACATTACGAGCATGTTGTTAATCTGTCCTAAAGGACCAGTTGTATAGTTTGTATTCTGAGCACCTATTCTAATAGTAGTAATATCCTTTTCAAGATAGTTTACCTTATTAGTATAGAGCTTTTCTTTTTGTTCTTCATTTGGATACCAGTCATTAGAAATAAATCCACCAACTACACCACGTCTAGAACCAGCCATAGGCATATGTCTACCATAGTTATCAATATGCTTACCAAGTAAATCAGCAAGAATATAGGTAGAAGTTAAATTAATATTCTTAGATGTATATTCATCATACCAAACCTGAGATTGAGAAATAATAGACATGAAGTAAGTAGAATTTGTAAATCCTGTCTTCCAGTCTAAGCAATCTTGGATAGTATTCTGAACTTTAGTATCAGCCCAATAGAAGAAGTCTTGTCTTTCATCTCTAGCTAATGTGATGATTGCATTCTTAACTGCATCTTCATAGTTAGCATCAAGTATATGGTCAAATTCATATAAGTCCTTATTAAGTACATCTTCATTCCATGTACCCTTATAAGCCTTAATACGAACATCATTAATCTTATTCTTACGAAGTTTTAATGCAGCACTTGTACTATTATCATAAGTGAAGCAACCGTCAGAACCTTCAGCAAATCCTAAAGGAGCATTAATATCAGTTACAAGGTTATCATAGCAAAGTGTATTTAATGATACAAGAACCTTATCCTGTTTTTCAATATTAGACTTTACAATATTCTTATTTTCCTTTGCAATAGAGATACTATTAATAATATCTTGAGCACAATAGTATGGATACTGTAATACAGGTGATTCTTGTGCTGTAGAAGAATCTAAAGGTAATGAATTTTCATTAAGTGAAACTTCTAAAGCATTATTAATTAAATTAGTAACTTCAGTCTGTGTTAAATCTTCATTATCTTCACTATTATAATATTCCCAAAGAGTATTTACAGAATATGAAGAACCATTATATTTAATAACAGTATTAGCTACATCAATTGTACCAATTAAAGTATTAATAATTTCTGTAATATACTTTTCATTAATAAATGCAGTGATAATATTATGAACATCAGATAATTGACTTAAGCTTTCAGAAAGAATTTGATAAATTGTTTCATACTTTGTTTGTGTTAAACCATCTACAGTATAGCCATTCTTAATATCATCATACATATCAATTAATGCTTGACCACCATAAATCGGTGTTCTACTTTCACCATAATGGTTTTGTCCAGTAATATTAATTAATATCTTTTCAAGAATTGGTAATATACCTCTATAAACGGTATCATCATTAGTTTTACCATAATTACTAATATTATATGTAATACCTAATGGGTCAATTTCTGTTTCATTTGTAGCACTTTCAGAGAAATAATAAGCATAAGGTTCATCATTAGAAGCTTTATATAAAACTTCAAGATCTTGTACTTTATAAGTCTGATAAAGAACTGTATTAATAATATTTGTGATTAAGTAATTAGTTTCAGTTACAATAGTATCCATTGCTGTATATAATGTATCTAATGTTTCATCACCAAGAATTACAGAAGCATTATTTCTAGCTAAATCAGTACTTAAATCTAAGACAGTATTCTTATGAACATTTAATAATGTTAAATAAGTAGATCTTAAATCAAGATCATTATTAATTGTCTTCATTAAATACTTAAGTGAAGAATAGTTAGAGTAGTCAGTAATAGAACCTTGATTATTAACGATAGATTCAAAACCACCAACAAAAAGATTTAAGATAGTTGTTAATGAGTAATCAGAAGCTGAAATAGAAGTATACTTCTTAGCATTTGTAATATCATCAACAATAGTATCTTTACCCTTGCCATCTAATTCTCTAGAAATTAATGAAGCATAACTAGCTACCTTATTATAGCACTGAGATAACTTACCATTCTTTAATTTTTCAGTAAATACTTCATCAAATACAGGTACTCCTTCAACATCTTCCTTTTTAAAATAATAATTAGAAAGAAGCTTTGTAATAGATGTATAATTAATATGGTTACTGTCTATAAAATCAGTTATAATTTGGAATGAAGTTAAAGGAATATTAGCTAAAGTATATTTTTTAGTGGTACCTGGAATTTCATAGTTACCTTCAATATTAAATTGATAGTTCATATATGCACTCATAAATCTTATAAGATTAGTTAAATTAAAGAATTTAACACCACTAGAGATATACTTTTCTTTATTATCTATAAACTCTTTATAATTAGCTATTTCATCAGTATTTATAGAACTTTTTTCATTACTTACTACTAAATAATTATTAAAGTTATTATCATTAAAATGGGTATAAATTGTATTTAATAAATCATAATAATCTTTAAATGTATAATCATATCCAATTTCGTTATTATCATCAGTATAATTTAATACAATATTATAACTATAACCATCTACTGTATGTTTTGGTAGATCAGAGCTTTTTAAAGGTTCAGCATTTTCATCAGTAATATGGAATATTGTATATTTATCTTCATAAGCCCAATGAGCTATATGCTGACCGGTTTTCGGAATATATAAATATTTTTCAATCAAGGTGCTAAAAATTGTTCCAACAACAGCTTTTTTAAAAGATCCTATTGTAAGGCTAGTTCCTTTAATAGGTTGTAGTTTAGCTTCACCATTAATATTATAAACTTTTATATAATTGCCAAATTTATTTACAGTTCCATCAGAATCATAGCAAGTAAAATCAACAATTGGTATATAATTATATTTAATATCATCATCTGTATCTGAAATAAAATCATCTATATAAGTAGGATATAATGAACTATACTTACTGCTTGTTCCATCATTATTATGATAACTAAATTTATTATCTGGAAAATAGTCATTAGTATCTGTTAATCCTCTATTAAGATAATTATTGTTTGTACCATCAATATAAGCAATATTATTTACAATATATTCATAAATTGTTTTATATGTACCATCAAAATATTCTTTAGTTAAAGGCTGATAATAATGACCATTATTAATTCCTTTTGTGTCTAAATAAAGATTTTTATAAGAAGTAGTAGATGAATTAGAATTAAATATAGAATAAATTTTAGCATCATCACTAACATAATCATAATATAAATCGGCTTCAAGATAATCATCAGAAATTACAAATCCATTATTATTATAAATATCATAGTTAGCTATAAACTGGACATATTTCATAAAGTTATGATAGTAACTAATTAAATGAGTATCTGTTGCTGAAATATAGCCATCTTCGGTAATTGTACTCATCATTTGAGATGTAGAAGTATAAACTGTATCAACATTTTCATATCCAGTAACTTCACTACCTACATAATTACCATTTTTGTCTTTTAATGCTTTATTGATAATTTCTTGTGTTCTTAAGTACCAAGAATGATCTTTTGTATCATCTTTACCAACATAATTAGATTTAAATGTTGCATTATTATAAATATAATAATATCTATCAGAATCCTTTTCATTAGCATAAATTAAAGTATTAACTTTATCTGCTAATAAATAAGTATTAGGAGCAAAGTCGCTTAAAATATTACCAATAACTAAATTTAAGTTCTGTGTAATTCTATCATTTAATAACCAGTTATAGAAACCTCTCATATAATCAGTTACATATTTCTGATTATTATAAATAACTCTACGACTATTATCAGCAATATCAACAATATCTGAAGTAGTTTCATCATTATTAGAAATATTTAAAATATAATCGCCATTTGACTGTAGAGCAATACCAGTTGTAGAATATTTTCTTAAAGCAATATGAACATCTTCATCCTTACCAGTTGCAGAACTAAAGTATGTTTCACTTTCACCAGTAGAAAGAATTCTACTCTGACCAGAAAGAATATCGATTATATAAGGATCAACTTCATCATTGATTATAGTAGCAAGCTTAATATAGTTTTCAGTATTAAACTTAATCTTAATATACTCAGAATAACTATTAACGACATTTTCAATAAACATTGACTTCTGACTATTTGGATCAATAGCATCTGGATCAAAGCTTACATAATAAGGTCCGTCAATAATATCATAAGTAGAACCACTGTATTTAATAACTTCAAAAGTATAAATACGGCTTGTCATACTAGCATCATAGGAAGAATTTAAGCGAATTCTAAAACCAAGATCGTTATAATATTCACCTCTTCCTTCAGGATATGCAATAAAGATAAAGTTATCAATATAGCCATCAGTAGTAGGATAATCAGAACGATCTTCTGATAATTCACTATCTAATAAAGCTTCTGATGTATTATTAACACCAATATAAGTAACTAAAGGTCTTAAATAAACATCATTAATTTTAGTTTCATCACCATCAGCGTTGATTACTGCTTTACCATTAGTAGAATTCTTATACTGAATGTTTAAAATTGCATGAGCATAAGAAGCATCATCAGGTAATAAACGCATAATAACAGCTGAATTACCGTTAGTTAACCACTTTTCGACATTGTAACCTGCCTGACCATACTTATCAAGGTTAGGTTCACCATACTTGAATAAATATTCAGAAAGTGTATTAACTTGTTGTAATTTATTATCTACACCATGATCAAAAACGTCTGCTACAAAAAGAACTTCTCTACTTACAGATGTATCGTAGTTATAATTCTCAGTAGTAATATAAGTTTTAATCGAAGGGTGAAGATACTTTAAAGTAATTTCACTAGCCATAATTAATCACTTCGATTGTCTTAAAATATTATAAATTATAAACTATAATACCAAGCCAAGGTATCTACGATTACTAAACTAGACAATCTTTCCTTTCCTCATTATTTTTAGCTTAATTCATTTAGTAATCAATTATATTTTTCATAATATAGTTTTATAAAAAAATGTTTAGCTCATTAAAGTATATTTAGATTTATTATATAAAAAGTAAACATCCATTTATAATTTTTATATATAAAGAGGTGATTATATAATGTTTAATATCAATAGAGACAAATTTTTTAATATATTAACAGATTTAAATAAATCATGTAAATATAATGATATAAAAGACAAATATTTTATGGAAGTACCTAAATTTAATAATCTAATGAATTATATTGATTTAAATAAATATACTTTAGATTACATGCAAAATAGATTAATAGCTATAAAAAGAAAAGATGTTCCTGCTAATTATATTAAGAATTTAATACTTTGTCCTATGTATACTAAAAATAGATTAGACCCTGAAGAATGTGAAAATATTACATTTACTTTTCCAACAGAAAAAAGAAATAGTTATTTAACAGATACTAATAAGGATGAAACTAATGAATCTTATTGTGTTAAAGGTTTATTAAATCCAGGAATATTAAATGCTATTTTAGTATATATGCTAAATACTAATTTAATTTCTTATGATACTATGATTATATTTAAAATAACAGATAGTAATTCAGATGTTATTGAATATTTACAAAAGAATAGTTCACTTGATGCTTTTAATAATGAATTAATTAATATAATTAACATAAATTATACTGAAAATAAATCAGGATTTTATAATAAAGGTTTTATGGGACAAGTTTTCATAGAAGGAAATAACCCAAGTTCTGTTAATGAAATAGTTAAAAAAGCTTATGAAATTGAAAGTTTTGATTTTAAATATCATGATAATTTTGAAGTTATGCATAAATCTCTTCCAAAATTAATGGATGGTAATAGAAAATTATTAACATATTTTAATGCTAGTGTATATATTGATGATAGATTATTTATATTTAGTGATAAATCAAAAAGTATTAAATTTTCAGTTTTAGTTGAAGATACTTTCTTAGTAGAATGGAATACTATTGAGAAATTCATAAATCAGTTATATTGTATAATTAAAGGAGATGAGCTATAATGTATATGGATGAAGATTATGATTATATATTTATGGAAGGTTATTATGATGCTTTATGTGAAGATATTGAAATAAAAATTAGCGGAAATAAAAATAAAGTTAAAAAAACTAAAGAAGTAATTGAAAAATATAATCAATATAAAGAAAAAAGAAAAAAGCAAGGAAAAGAAGCTTTAGATATTGATGATTGGATTGAACAACAGAAAAAAGCTAAAGATCTTAAGCATGATATGGCAAAGGCTGGAATTAAAATTGTAGGTGCTGCTGGAACGGTTGCTGCAGCAGGTGCTGTAGCTAGTGCTTTTAAGAAAAAGGGAATTGATACAAATAGTAAAAAAGTAGATATCAATGTTGCACCTAATTTAAATACTATTAACTTAGGAAAGAAAAAATAATAAAATACCATAAGAGATTTTATCTCTTATGGTATATTTTTTAATTATAAATTTCGCATAATGCATCATAATATCCATCAATATAAGATTCATTCACCTTACCATATTTTTCACAAGCTTCTTTAGGATTATCTTTAAAATCTTTAAATATTTTTTTAGCATCATTTTTAAATTGTTTTTTAGCTTCTTCTTTAGATATTTCATTTTTAAATTTTCCATTTTCATCTTTTTCAAAACCATTAACATATCCACAATCATTAAACGCATCGTGAAGATCTTTTCCAAATTTAACAGTTTTTACAACACCAACAGTACCTGCAACAGCAGCACCACTTAATAAACCATTTTTAATCATCCAACCTTTTTTAGATAATGGTTTTTTATTTTTACTGACACATTTAGTAACGTATTTCTTATATCTTTCATCAATTTTATTTTTAGCTTTATCTTTAATTGTTATTTTTTCATTTGCTTTTTTAGATTCACATAATGCATCGTAATAACCTTCTAAATAAATATCTTCTAAATTATACATTAAAATAACCTCATTTCATTTATCCATTCATTCCAAATATACTTTTAATATTTTTCTTTCTACTATCTATTGGTTTTTTATTTCTTATATCTAATTGATTTTGTATTTCATATAATTCTGGATCTATATTGCTATTTATTATAGTTTTCATAACATCATCATTGTTATAATTAGCTATTCTTTTAAATTGTCTTTCTGTTTTATTAACTTCTTTTGGTTTTTCATCATTAACAGGAGTATCCGAAGTATTCTTAAAGAATTTATTTCTATTATTACTATATAATAGTACATAAAGACCTATTAAGTAACTCATAGTCAAGTCATCATGTTCTCCTTGCATATGATCAATTTTTCCAGTTCTAGTTCTTATTAATTTTCTTATTTCATTAAATAATTCTTGATTGTTAACTAATTCTGGTTTTGTATTAGCTATCATAAATAATATTTCCTCAGTCATAACTTTTCTTTCTTGAGTTCCTGTATTAAAACCATATTTACGAGTCTCTATACCATTACCTTTATTAGTTTTAAAAATAGAAGTCTTTTTAATCTTCTTTTGTGTGTAATCTTTATCTTCAGTAGATGTATAATAAAGATTTTTAGATATAGGAGATTTTTGTAAATATTCAATAAAAGCAGAGTTAAAGTTTCGTTCAGGTATTATAATAGCGTTAGGAACATATTTAGTAACAAATTCTATTACTAAATTACCAAATTCTAATACTGAGATATTATTATTCTTAAATTTCATAACTTGTTTAAGAGTTATTGGATCGATCAATGAAAATGCTGAATAGTCTCTACCTAAACCACCACCAATATCTATAGAAAGACACCAGTTTTTATACATTAGGTTATTAAATGGTTCTAATACATCTATTTTATAATTATTAATATAAATAGTTTGTAAATTTTCATTTTTAACATATTTAGACATTTCATCTAATTGTTCTTCAGTAAATATTGACATATTAGAAGCATAAGTCCACTCAATAAGAATTTCTCTTTTAACTTTAGCCATATCACCTTCAAGTGCTCTTATTTGTGCTTTAAGCCATTTTTCATCTTTTCCTAATTCAGTATGATGATATTCAATAAATGTATAACCATTTCCAGAATTTTTATCGAGATAATCTTCTATTTGTTTATCATCCCAATCATACCAACTATAATCAAATTTTGCAGCTTTTTGAATCATTTCATAGCAGAATTTGCCCTCTGGAACATCGAGGTTGTTCGGAGTTGTAGTGATAGTTATTCCAAAAGGCTGATGAGCTTTTGCAGCTGCATCAGATGCTTTAGTAAGAGCAGGACGTGCGCTCATGTACATAATTTTATTCATATTTAGAAATGCAAATTCGTCACACCATAGTATAGGAATGTTAAGACCCCTTCCCAGCTTCAATAGTTCTTAACATAAAATATCGGTTTTTATAATTAAAAATAATTTGCATTTTATTGTTGGTAATTATAATATTATATAAAATCTTTTAAATATTCTTCAAGAATATTTTCTATATTATTAAAATCTTTATAAGTTATTCTTAATAATTCATAATTATGATCTTTACAATAATCATTCTTAAGTTTATCTCTATTTTGTTGATCTTTTAAATCATTATAATACCAATTCTCAAAATGTTGAATACCATCAAATTCTATTAATAGAATATCTCCATTATCATAATCTAATTTAAAATCAAATTTTAGGGGATGATTTTTAGATTTATAATAAAGATCTTTAAATGAATATTGAGTTTTATATTCAATATTATTTTTATCTAACCATTTCTTTATTTTTTCTTCACCTTTATAATTTCTACAATTAGGGCATCTTTGACCGTTTAAAAAATGTGTAGGAGACATTTCAAATGTATTATTACATTTATTATGTAACATTTTAATTTTAGTGTTATAATTCTTATAGTCTTCTATAACACTATATTCAGATCCAACTAATTCAAATACCCTTGACTTAAATTCGTCATTAGTTAATTTTTGTTTATCAATATTACATTTAGGACATTTAGTTCCTAATAAGAAATTTGATGGAGATACTAAATACTCATTATTACATTTATTATGCTTAATTTTAATTTTAGTTGAATTATTAATATATTCACCTAATACTGTATATTCATCACCATACATTTGTTTAACTTCAAATTTAAAAACATCAGTAGTTCTTTTATTATTCTTTCCACAATAAATACATTTGTTTTTCTTTTTAATAAAATTAGCAGGAGTTATTTCAAATGTATTATTACATTTATTATGCTTAATTTTAATCTTAGTTGAGTTATTAATATATTCACCTATAACAGTGTATTCATTACCAACTATTTCAAATACTCTTAACTTAAATTCATCAGTAGTTAATTTTCTATAAGGATTACAGTAAGGACATTTTTTATATCCATTTAATATATTAATAGCTGAACATTCAAATGTATTATTACATTTATTATGCTTAAATAATAATTTAGATTTATTATTAATATAATTACCACCTATTACTTCAAATTCACCATTTTTAAAATTCTTAAATTGTTCTTGAACTTCTTCAAAACTCTTTTGTTTTTTACCATTACAATAAGGACATTTTGTAGGTTTATCTTTTAATATATTATAAGCGATTACTGTATATTCATTATTACATAATAAGTGTTTCATTTTAATTATTGATCTAGTATTTTTAAATTCATTAGATAAAACTTCATATTGATCTCCAAGATTGGTATTTACAAATTCTTTAAATTCATTAATATTCATAATTATTTTACCTCACATTTTAATATATACAAATTGGTTGTTATATATTAAATTTTTTAATATCTAGACTATATCTTCAAGTTTATAAAATAAACTTGCTCTCCGTTTGGGTGATATTATTAATACCATATAAACTAATGAGGTATTTAGTTTATTCCTACTCTACTCTCTTCTTCAATTATTCTTTAAGAATAATTTATAATTTCGATAGTCGTTGAACGTTTATTCTAAGAAGTATTAGAATACTTCGCTGCTGATTGTCTAAAACTAATAATTTTTAAACATTCACGTTTAGAATTGCTTCTTACGTTGTAGTTTATTAGTTGATAAAGAGTTTCCAGCAATTAGAAGAGTTTATTATAGTGCGAACAAGCTTTTGGAAGAGTAAAATTTTATCCGCACTCTTTTCATCTTTAGGAGATGATAAAGCTTTAATAGTATTATTATTTTCTGCTAATCTAAGCATATTAATATTATCAGTATCATTTTTTAAATTCATATGACTTTTAAGATATGGAGGTAACACTTCAATAACATCCATAATACGTTTTAAATTTTCTTGTGAGTCTTGTAATTGTTTATTACTAAATATTATAGTATAATTTTTAGCTTGATATAAATAAATCCATGAATACCATACAACTGAACTCCAAGTTTTAAAGTGCTGCCTGGGCAGGCATAATATAATATCTTTATTTTTTATTTGCATATAATGCATTGCCATATTGCCTAAATGTAATTCATATTTTACTGCGCCACCAGTAGAATTAATTTTTACAACTTCTCTAATATAATACCAATAATTAATCATTACTTCTTTTTGTATTCTAGCTTGCATTTCTAAAGATAAATTAGGATCGTAAGGATCAACACCTTGTAATTTAGAATCATATAGTGCTAACATAAATTTCCAATTCTTAATTTTTTTGTCTTTTAATGTTTTAGCCATTTTAATGAAACTAGTATTTTTAGTATTATAATCATAGATCATATTATATTTACTCCTTTCTTATAAAATATAATAATAGGTTGAAATAATTATATGAAAAAAAAAACTTTTTATTATAATTTTTATTTAGAAAAGAGGTAAAATATTTATGTATTATGAAGATGCTTATTTAGAAGGTTATTATGATGCCATTCTTGAAAG